GCTAACACAGGCGGCGGCGGTGGTGGTGCTGGTGGATTTGAAACAACGGCATCAGGTGGTAACGGTGGTTCTGGTGTTGTTATTATTAAATACCCTGACACCAAAACAATAACTGTTGGCGGCGGATTAACTTCATCAACAGCAACAAGCGGAGCTTATAAAGTTACAACTTTTACAGCTGGTACTGGAAATGTGAGTTGGTCATAATGGCGCATTACGCATTTTTAGATGATAACAATATAGTAACTGAGGTAATTGTAGGTATTAACGAAACTGAACTTATTGAGGGTTTAGAGCCTGAGGTTTGGTATGGCAATTTTAGAGGCCAGGCCTGCAAGCGTACGAGTTACAATGGCAAAATTAGGGTGCGTTACGCGGGTGTTGGTTATTCTTATGACTCAGACCTTGATGCTTTTATACCACCTAAGGCTAATTGCCACGCGGAAGAAAATCTTGACCAGGTAAATTGTTTATGGGTTTGCCCTAATGCAGAGCATATAAGAAATGCTAACTAGCTATAACAATTGGCCAGCATCGAAGGATCAGGCAGAAATAGGCATAAAGTCATACCCTGTACCTGGCACCACTATTAAGCTGCGATGCGCTGAAAAGGTTGCACCCTTGCTAGTTGGCTTTGCCGCTGAGTTTCATACACTAATTGAGCCAATAGATACAGGGGGCCTTGATGATTGGGGCTATTGTTTTAGAATGGTGCGAGGCACTACAGACAAGCTAAGCAACCACAGCTCAGGTACAGCTATAGATTTAAACGCTACACAGCACCCTTTGGGCGAGGTTGGCACCTTTGAGGCTGGCAAAGTACCAATGATCCGCGCCCTAGCAAAAAAATATGGTTTAACCTGGGGTGGCGATTACAAAAACCGCAAAGATGAGATGCACTTTGAGGTTAATATTGGCCCTGCAAAGGTTGCAGAGTTAGTAAAAAAATTAGGGCTAGAAAGAGTAAACAATGAGTGACATACAACAAGCTAATATCCCTGCAAGTACGGTAACGCTTTTGGCCTCAGGTGCAAGAACTACTACAGCGGCAGGTACAGCGGTTACAGGTTTTGCAGCTGCACGGCAATTAGTTTTACAATTAAATGTAACGGCAGCTAGTGGCACCCTGCCAAGTCTTAGCGTAGCTGTGCAAGATACGGTAGACGGCACTAATTACAACACTATCGCAACCTTTGCTACAGCAAGCGGAGTGACTAGAGAAGTAATACGCCTTACAAGTGCTTTTACAGATAACCTAAGAGTTGTATACGTAATCGAAGGCACTACGCCGTCTTTTACTTTCAACGTTATCACCTGGGCGGACTCAAATTGAGCGCGCAATTAAAGGCCGCGGGCCTATCTTATTTACGTGCGGCTTTGTCGTGCGTAGGTGCCTTGTATATATCAGGTATTACTGATCCAAAAGTACTAGCTAACGCTTTTATTGCAGGCCTTATTGGGCCAATTATCAAGGCCTTGCAGCCAAACGAAAAGCAAATAGGCATAGGGTCTAAGTAATGCAAGAGGCCCAGCTGTTAATTGGTGTAGCTTTAGGCAGCTGTACTATTTTGGGGTTAATGGCTGGGCTGATACGCCACCTTGTGAAGTATTACCTATCGGAGTTACGGCCTGACGGCAACGGCGGCCATAACCTGAGGGGGCGGGTCGACCGTATAGAGGCACGGGTGGATAAGATTTACGAAATGCTGTTAGAGGATAGATTAAGCCGCTAGGCGTGTCGTGTTGCCTTTTGTCGGTGCTAAGCCCCATACTTTTGTTACACGCTGAGAGGGCTACTCGGTTATTAGCTTGATCGGCCTTAACAAAGGGCAGATATATGAACAGTTTAGATATTTTAATAAGCCTGGCCGCGTGCGGTTTGGGCTTTTTGTTTATGGTTGTTGGCTATTCAATTGGCTTTAAACACGGCCACGGTGAGGGCTTTGTAAGAGGGCGCAATATTGCAAAAGCGCTACGCGATGCTGAGCTAATCAAATGACTAATTTTTTAGAGGGCTACGAGGACGTAAACGCCAGGATTATTCGCGCTCGCTCAGAGTTTCCAACAATGCGCTTAGTTGCATATATTGAGGATATAGATATAACAAAAGGTTATATATTGGTACGAGCTGAGGCTTACCGTAATTACGATGACGAAAAGCCTAGCGCCGTTGATTACGCCTTAGAGGTTAGATCAGACCGAGGCGTAAACCTGCATTTTTGGGTAGAAAACTGTATCACCTCAGCTTACGGGCGCGTTTTAGGTTTGTTAACACCTGGCGGTATTGCACGAAGCACTAAGCAAGATATGGAAAAGGTAGAGGTACTAAGCGCTAAAGCTGTAGCACCTCTAGCTGATGACTTTTGGGCTACCAATGCCATAGCTGCAACAATACAAAATGTAGCTAATGAGCTAAATGCCACGGTGCTAGACCCAAAGCCTGAGTGCCGACACGGTGCCCGTGTATGGCGTGAAGGATTTTCAGCTAAGACTAATAAAAAATGGGCCAATTACAGCTGTGTGGAAAAAAGCAAGGCTAACCAATGTGAGCCATTATGGTATGTGTTTACTAGTGACGGAACCTGGAAACCTCAAATATGAGCGATTATTCAGAGATCATTAACGTACAAGCTATGACAGGCAAATTATTAAAAAATGGTGAGGTCATAGCTGAATACAAGGTAGAAACCTGCGATAGATGCAACAAAATTAGCCAGCTTGATCCTTTTGGCTATCAAAAAAGCCACAGCAAAGAAAACCTTATTTGGTTTTGTAAAGAGTGCCGCTAATGTTTAAAGTGGTATTAGATGTAGTGCAAGCAAATACAGCTATAGATACAGGCATTAAAAGAGCCAATACTTATAAGCCACAGTTTGACGGCATCACGGCTAAAAAGAATTATGATCAAGAAAGGCACGGCGGTAGTTTTGCCGAGTTTGCTACAAAGCAAATAGATGCCGTGGGCGCTGAGGTAGCTGCGGCTGAGTATTTAGGGCTGACAGATTATGAGCCTCAAAACGGCACTTACAAAAACAAGGCCGACATAGGCGAAAATATAGAGGTCAAACACACGTACAGGCGTAACGGTAATTTGATTATTAGTAATTTAGACCGAGACAGCGATATAGCTATTTTGGTTATAGGCCGTATGCCTGTGTATGTCGTAATGGGCTGGTTTCCAATCAAAGAGGCAAAAAAAGAAAGCTACAGGTCAGAGTTAATACGCGGTGATAGTTACTTAGTACCACGGGCTGACTTACGCCCAATGACACACCTTAATATGATTGGAGATTGTGTTTATGGACATTATCAGGTTTGAGTGCAGGCGATGTAAAAAGATTACAGATCAGATTGACCGCATAGTAAGCGATAATTTGCCACCTAACGTTAAAACTTTACAATGCACCGTGTGCGGCTGTATGAGCGTTTGTTTGATTGTAGAACTAGATGCCAACGTATGAGTATGAGTGCATCAGCTGCAATATACGTTACGAGCTAGAGCAGCCAATAACCTCTAATGCTGCACCAATTTGCTGCGGTACTCATATGCGCCAGGTGTATCACGCGCCAGGCATCAGCTTTAAAGGTACGGGCTGGGGCCACCAATGAGTTATGCACAGGTAGCAAAACGCCTGTGGACGACACGCCAAACCCGCGTAAGTTATCCACAACTGGCTAGTAGTTTGACACGTACGCTAGCATCACACCTCGCTGGCGAGCCGCTGAGGCGGATAGCTCGCAGGCGATGTTTGGTGCTTGTGGGCGTGCTTTGTGTAATTGGGATTACGCCAGCAAATGCAACTGATCCAAACAAAGAGTTATATAAACTCTATGCTCATATGAAATTAGGTAATGATAAGCAATATAGATGTTTAGTTACCTTATGGAGACTTGAAAGTAACTGGTCACCAACAGCTAAAAACAAACACTCATCAGCTTATGGAATACCACAACTATTAAAGATGAAAGAAACTAACCCTTATAAGCAAATAGATTTAGGATTAAAATATATAAATCATCATAAGATGTACAAGGGTGATGTGTGCAAAGCTTTAGCTCATCACAAGAAAGTGGGGCATTACTGATGCGAGCCAAAGACCCACGTGACCAAAGGCGATACAAGGCCAGGCGTTTACAGGTGCTTAATGCAGGTGGCTGGGTGTGTTATTACTGTGGTGGTGAAGCCAGCCAGGTTGATCACGTAATACCTATAGCAAGCGGTGGTGATCCAATGAGTTTAGATAACCTTGTGCCGAGCTGTAAGCGCTGCAACCTATCTAAGGGTAAGAAGTCACAGGGCGTTTTTTTAGCCA